GAGCAGTGCCTTAACTAACGAGGAAGATATGAGCGAAGCAAAACCGCAGGGAGGAAGCACCGTAAAGGGGTACCGCACGTTAACACCTGGCGACATTGAGCGTATGAACCGCCTGAAAGGAGTAAGCCGCCATTTCTGCAGCCTGCTCGATACCGAACGCGGAGAGCTGCTGGCTGTCCGTCATGGGCCAGCAATGCTGAACACTGAGCAGGCACGTGAGATTGATGACGCTATGCGCAGCCTGTCTATTGCCCGCACTAAAATGCAGGAAGCCTGTATGTGGGCTTGTCGTGCTGTTGCCCGGCCTGACGCTGACTGTTAGCCATTCCAAAGCTCATCTGCGGATGTGCTTGATAATGGGAAAAGAAGCCCTCAAAGGAAGGGAATCCAAATTCTTTTGAGGGCATGCAAATGCATATTCGTTACACCTTGAATTTAGCAGCGTGACATTAAGTGGGTATGGGAAGTTTCCCATAAGCGAAGCTGTCAGGTTGGAGTGTTCAGCCACATCAAAAAAACAGTGAGCCACTGGGCTGGTGGTTCTCTATTGCTATCACCATGGGCAGACCCATCGTAATGGCTACAGGGGATAAATCGAAAATATACCCTATAGGGAATAAACCACAGCCTCGCTCACGCGGGGCTTTTTTATTGGAGCCAACAATATGCCTGCAGCTATCCCTCGCGCCTGTCGTAAGCGCGGGTGCTCCGGCACCACCACTGACCGTTCCGGCTACTGCGAAACCCACCGTAACGAAGGGTGGCAGCAGCACCAGCGAGGACTGAGCCGCCATCAGCGTGGCTACGGCAGTAAGTGGGATATCATCCGCGCCCGCATCCTTAAGCGTGATCGTCACGTCTGCCAGCAGTGCCTGCGCAACAGCAGACCATGCCCAGCGGAAACGGTCGACCACATTATCCCGAAAGCTCACGGCGGCACAAACGACGACAGCAACCTCGAATCTCTGTGTTGGCCATGCCACAAGCGTAAGACCGCTACGGAGAGAACGCGATGAGCTATACACGTTGCACCTACTGCGGCTCGACGCTGCACACAGTAGCGAATTGTCCAAAGACATGGGGAGGCTCAGCCCGCCGTGCGAACCTGCGCTGCGGTTACTGCGGCCAGTCAGGCCATAACTCCAGCGCCTGCCCGCACAATGCGAGCAGCGCGCGGCGCCGTAACCTCAGTGATGACTTCCATCTCGACTGATGAAACGCAAAATGATTTCAAATGCAATTATTTGAGGTGAATGATATCTATTCTCACTACCGGGGGAGGGCGGGTCAAAAGTTCAGGCCCCTGCCTGCTAAGGACCGCCGCCTAACCCTTTCTCGCATCGCCGCAGGTTAGAAAACTTTTTTATGGGGTCCCCCATCCGATGATTAATAGGAGTTTTCGATTATGTCAGGACCACCGAAAACCCCGACCCATCTGCGTCTGGTGAGGGGTAACCCATCAAAACGCCCGATCAATAGAGACGAGCCGCAACCCCCGGCAGGGGTACCCCCAACTCCGAAGCATTTCGACAAGCAGGCGAAGTATTGGTTTAAGCGAATGGCTGAAGAGCTTGATGCCGTCGGTGTCGTTTCTCAGTTGGACGCCCGTGCACTCGAACTGTTGGTCGAGGCTTACACCGAGTACCGGCATCACTGCGACACGCTGGAGATCGAGGGGTATACGTACCGGACTGAAACGCAGACCGGGGATGTGCTGATTAAGGCGCACCCGGCGGCAATCATGAAGGCTGATGCCTGGAAGCGTCTCCGCGCCATGCTGGCCGAATTCGGCATGACGCCTGCCAGCCGGTCAAAGGTCAGCACCAAAACGCCGGATGCGGTTGATCCGCTGGCTGAGTTCATGAAAGCGAGGGATTAATGGCCAAGGTTGCAGAAGGTATCCGCTACGCCGAGCGCGTCGTGGCGGGGGAGATTATTGCCTGTGAGTATGTCCGGCTGGCATGCCAGCGTTTTCTGGACGATCTGAAAAACGGCGAGGCGCGTGGGATCTTCTTCAGCGAACCCCGGGCGCAGCACATCCTGAATTTTTACAAATTTATACCCCACGTTAAGGGGGCGCAGGCCGGTCAGCCCATCGACCTGATGGACTGGCATATTTTCATTCTCATCAATATCTATGGGTTTGTGATCCCGCTGGTGAACGAGGAGACTGGCGACGTGGTGCTGCGCAACGATGGCAGCGGCCGCCCGGTGATGGTGCGGCGGTTCCGCACCGCTTACAACGAGGTGGCGCGTAAGAACGCCAAATCCACACTTTCATCTGGTGTCGGCCTGTATATGGCTGGTGCAGATGGCGAGGGCGGCGCTGAGGTTTATTCGGCGGCCACAACCCGAGACCAGGCGCGTATCGTGTTTGAAGATGCCAAGAACATGGTGAAGAAAGCGAAAGCGACACTGGGCCGCCTGTTTGAGTTCAACAAGCTGGCGATCTACCAGGAGCAGAGCGCGTCGAAGTTCGAGCCCCTTTCCAGCGACGCGAACAACCTGGACGGCCTGAACATCCACTGCGGCATTGTCGACGAGCTGCACGCCCATAAAACCCGTGACGTCTGGGACGTGCTGGAGACAGCAACCGGTGCGCGCCTGCAGTCGCTGCTGTTCGGCATTACCACCGCCGGCTTTAATAAAGAAGGCATCTGCTATGAGCTGCGCGATTATGCCATCAAGGTACTGCGCGGTTTCAACAGCGATGTGGAAGGAGCGGTTAAGGACGATACCTTCTTTGCCATCATCTACACCCTGGACGAAGGCGACAACCCTTTTGATGAAACGGTCTGGCAGAAGGCGAATCCGGGCCTCGGCATCTGCAAGCGCTGGGACGATCTGCGTCGCCTGGCGAAGAAGGCCAAAGAGCAGGTGTCCGCCCGCGTTAACTTTTTCACCAAACACATGAATATCTGGGTTACGGCGGAGTCTTCCTGGATGGACATGCTGAAGTGGGAAAAATGCGAACTCATCGCGCCGGCGCATGAACTGAAAACCTATCCGCTCTGGGTGGGGGTCGATCTGGCGAACAAAATCGATATCTGCGCCGCGGTAAAAGCCTGGCGTTCTCCCGACGGGCACGTTCACACCGACTTTAAATTCTGGCTGCCGGAAGGGCGGCTTGAGAAGTGTTCCCGGCAGATGGCCGAGCTCTACCGCAAATGGGCGGAACTGGACAAGCTCATCCTGACCGACGGGGATGTGATAGACCACGCGCAGATCAAGGAAGAACTTCAGGCGTGGGTGGCCGGTGAAAGCCTGAAAGAAATCGGTTTTGACCCGTGGAGTGCCACGCAGTTCAGCCTGGCGCTTGCCGAGGAAGGCCTGCCTCTGGTGGAGGTTCCACAGACGGTCCGCAACTTCTCCGAAGCCATGAAGGAAGTCGAGGCGCTGGTTTACGGTGGACGGCTCCATCACAGCAATCACCCGGTGATGAACTGGATGATGTCGAATGTGACGGTTCGGCCGGATCGTAATGACAATATCTTCCCCAACAAATCGACCCCGGAAGCCAAGATTGACGGCCCGGCGGCGCTGTTTACCGCAATGAGCCGTCTGCTTGTTAACGGTGGCAACGACCAGCAGGACCTGAGTGGATTCTTTGACAACCCCATCATGGTAGGTTTCTGATGAAGAAAAGTAAGCAGCCGGGCAAGGTAAAAAGCGCCTTGCTCAACTGGCTGGGCGTGCCCATCAGCCTGACTACCGGAACGTTCTGGCAGGAGTGGTATGGCACGAGCAGCAGCGGCAAGGTGGTCACGGCAGATAAGGCGATCCAACTTTCGGCCGTCTGGGCCTGCGTCCGGCTTCTGAGCGAGTCGGTGTCCACGCTGCCGGTTAAGATTTACACCCGACAGGCTGATGGCTCGCGCAAGCTGGCGCAGAACCATCCGGTATACCAGGTGCTTTGTCGCCGTCCCAATCTGGAAATGACGCCGTCGCGCTTTATGTTGATGGTGGTGGCCAGCATCTGCCTGCGCGGAAATGCCTTTGTCGAGAAGCTGTTTATCGGCAATAAGCTGGTGTCGCTGGTGCCACTGCTGCCCCAGAACATGGTGGTGAAGCGGCTTGATACCGGGCGGCTGGAATACACGTACACCGAGGATGGCAAGAAACGCGTTATTCCCGAAAAGAACCTGATGCACATCCGTGGGTTCGGCCTCGATGGTGTCTGCGGCATGATGCCGATGAGGACGGGTCGGGATGTAATCGGCTCCGCGATGGCGGTTGAAGAATCTGCTGCAAAGATTTTTGAACAGGGCCTGCAAAGCTCCGGGTTTCTCTCATCGGACAATGCGCTGGACGAAGATCAGCGGGAAAGACTTCGCGGTTATATGGCGAAGTTTACCGGTTCCAAAAACGCCGGAAAAATCATGGTGCTTGAGGGCGGCCTGAAATATCAGGGTGTCACCATGAACCCTGAAGATGCCCAGATGCTGGAAAGTCGCTCATTCAGTATTGAGGAAATTTGCCGCTGGTTCCGCGTGCCGCCGTTTATGGTCGGGCATACATCAAAGCAAAGCAGCTGGGCGTCGAGCCTCGAGGGAATGAACCTCCAGTTCCTGACCCATACGCTGCGCCCGCTGCTGGTGAACATTGAGCAGGAGATCTCCCGTTGCCTGCTGAATGGCGAAGAGGACCTCTTTGCTGAGTTCTCAGTTGAGGGCCTGCTGCGCGCCGACAGCGCTGGACGGGCTGCTTACTACACCAGTGCGCTGCAGAACGGCTGGATGTCCCGTAACGACGTGCGCCGCCTGGAGAACATGCCACCGATTGAGGGCGGCGATCTTTATACGGTGCAGCTCAACCTGACGCCGCTTGAAGACCTGAAGCAAAACAGCCAGGCAGCACAGGCTTTCGCGCTGCGACAGGTTCATAACCACGTATTCCCCGACATCCCCTTCGAACAGTCCCCGCTGAAACAAGCGGCTTAGGAGCATCCATGACAATTAAAAGCCTTCCGGTGGCGCCGGAGGGGCGACCTTTTGCGCACGAAAAACCTGATCTGCCGGCTGCGGCAATGGAGCGCTGGAACGGTGGTATCCGCGCCGCCCGCGAAGGTGACAACAGCATTTCCATCTTCGACGTGATCGGCGCTGATTACTGGGGAGAGGGGGTTACGGCAAGCCGAATAGCTGGCGCGCTGCGCTCGCTCGGCGGTGCTGACGTGACGGTTAACATCAACAGCCCGGGCGGCGACATGTTCGAAGGCCTGGCGATTTACAACCTGCTGCGCGAGTACGAAGGCAGGGTAACCATTAAGGTTCTCGGCCTGGCAGCGTCTGCTGCGTCGGTTATTGCGATGGCCGGTGACGATGTGCAGATCGGCCGCGGCGCGTTCCTGATGATCCACAACTGCTGGGTCTACGCGATGGGCAACCGCCATGACCTGGCGCAGATCGCCGCTGATATGGAGCCGTTTGATAAAGCGATGAGCGATATCTACCAGGCTCGCAGCGGTCTTGATGCTGCCACCGTCGACAGGATGATGGACGGTGAAACCTATATCGGCGGCAGTGAAGCGGTGGAAAAGGGCTTTGCTGACAGTCTCCTCTCCGCTGATGAAATTGCTGACGACGACGACAGCCCGGCGGCGGCGCTGCGCAAACTTGATGCGCTACTTGCCAAAACCGATACGCCGCGCTCTGAGCGTCGAAAACTTCTTAAAGCCTTATCCGGCAGCAAGCCAGGCGCTGCTGCCATCCCTGAAGGTACGCCGGGCGCTACCGAAGAAATCAACCCTGACAATCTCAAACAACTTGAAGACGCCCTGGCGGCGTTCGGCTAATAAGGAAATACCATGTCTGAAGTTAACGAATTACTGAAAAAAGTCTCCGCGAAGCTGGAAGAAGTTTCCGGCACTTTCAGCCAGAAGGCCGAGGACGCGCTGAAAGAGGCTAAAAGCTCTGGTCAGCTGTCTGCGCAGACGAAAGAGGCGGTGGATAAAATTGCCACCGAACACAATGCGCTGAACGATGCGCTGAAGTCGCTGAAATCTTCAGTGGGTGAAATTGAGCAGCAGGTAGCGCAGATGCCGCTGGCGAGCGCTGCAAAAATTATCGAGACCGTTGGCCAGACCGTTATCAGCAGTGAAGCGCTGAAAGCGTTTGCGGCAAGCGTTGAAGGCGGGAAGCGCGTCAGCGTTCCGGTGAATGCTGCGCTGATCTCCACTGACGTGGCAACCGGTGTGGTTGAGCCTCAGCGCCTGCCGGGTATTGATACCGCGCCGAAGCAGCGTCTCTTCATCCGGGATCTGATTGCCCCGGGCCGCACCTCTGCGCCGGCCATCTTCTGGGTGCAGCAGACCGGATTCACCAATGCGGCGAAGGTTGTGCCTGAAGGCACCGCCAAGCCGTACAGCGATATCCAGTTCGCCACGCAGATCACGCCGGTGACCACCATCGCGCATATGTTCAAAGCGTCCAAGCAGATCCTGGATGATTTCGCTCAGCTGCAGTCCACCATCGACGCTGAGATGCGTTACGGTCTGAAATATGTCGAAGAACAGGAAATTCTCTTCGGCGACGGTACCGGCGCGCACCTGAAAGGCATCGTGCCGCAGGCTTCAGCATACGACGCTGCCTTTACGGTTGAGCAGCAGAACGGTATTGATGATCTCCGTCTCGCGATGCTTCAGGCGCAACTGGCGCGCTTCCCGGCTTCCGGACACGTCCTGCACTTCATCGACTGGGCGAAGATTGAGCTCACCAAAGACACGCTGGGTCGCTACATTCTGGCGAACCCGGCGGTGCTGACTGGTCCTACCCTGTGGGGCCTGCCGGTTGTGGCTACTGAAGCAGCAGCATTCCAGGGCAAGTTCCTGACTGGTGCGTTTAACGCAGCGGCGCAACTGTTCGATCGTGAAGATGCCAACGTGGTTATCTCCACCGAGAACGCCGACGACTTCGAGAAAAACATGATCTCAATTCGTTGCGAAGAGCGTCTGGCGTTGGCCGTGAAACGTCCGGAAGCGTTTATCTACGGTTCCTTCACCGTGCCTGCTGCTGGTGGCGGTGCGTAAACCTTAATGGCGGCCTGCGGGCCGCTTTTCTTTTTCCTTAAAGGAGACAGCCATGAAGCTGATTGCTATCAAGCCCATCTACTTTGAAGGCAACGTGCTTACCGAAGGCACCGAGTTCGAGACGCTGGAGCAGCACGGCCGCGAGCTTGTAAACCGCGGTTACGCCGAAGAGCCCGGCGCCAGGAAGCCGGATCCGGAAAAAGACCCTGAGCCGAAAGGCAAGGGTAAAGGCAAGTAAGGGGCGCGCATGCTGACCAAAGAGCAGGTTAAGCGCCACTGCAACATTGAGCAGGATTTCACGGAAGACGATATCTGGATCGCTACCAGTATTAAGGCTGCGGCGCGGTACGTCGAAACGTGGACCCGCCGCCGGCTTTATGACACTGCCGATGATCCTGACTATCTTGCTGACCCAGATCGGTTGCTTTATGGCGAAGATATCGAAATGGCTATGCTGCTGCTTATCGGTCACTGGTACGCAAACCGTGAAGCTGTAAACGTAGGTAACGTAACTTCTGCGCTTGCGTTCTCCACCGAAGCGCTTCTTCAACCCTACCGGATATATGGCGTATGAAAGCGGGACGACTACGACACCGGGTTACGTTACAAAAGCCAGCGTCTGGGCGCCTGCCTTCCGGGCAGCCTGCCACTGGCTGGGTGGATGTGGCTTCAGTACGTGCTGAGGTCGCGGACGTGTCCGGCCGAGAGAGGATAGAGGGTGGGGCTGAGGTAAGCAGCACCACAACACGGATCTGGATGCGTCGCTATCCCGGCATTCCGGTATCCACAGGCTGGCGCGCCGTTCATCTGCCACCAACCGGTAACGGCGAGATATACGACATTCAGTCGGCTATTTCTGCCGAAAACGGGACCCGCCTGGAGTTACTTTGTGAGAAGGGGGTGAAGCAGTGATCTCAACGAGTCTTGATTTCTCCGGCCTGGCCGACATCGCTAAGGATCTGGAAACGCTCAGCCGGGCAGAAAATAACAAGGTTTTGCGTGATGCCACCCGGGCGGGCGCTCAGGTTCTGAAAGAAGAAGTAGAGAATCTCGCGCCAGTCAAAACCGGCAAAATGAAAAAAAACGTGGTGGTGGTGACCCAGAAAGGACGCCGCCGCGGCGAAATCACTTCCGGCGTACATATTCGGGGAGTCAATCCGGACACTGGCAACAGCGATAACACAATGAAGGCCGACAATCCGCGCAACGCGTTTTACTGGCGGTTTGTGGAACTGGGGACATCGAGTATGCCAGCGCACCCCTTTGTTCGTCCTGCGTTTGACACCCGACAGGAGGAAGCCACGCAGGTGGCGCTGGCCCGCATGAATCAGGCTATCGATGAGGTACTGGCGAAATGACCGAAGCCGATATCTATCCACGCCTCAGCGTGCTGGCAGGCGGTAACGTCTTTCCGTACGTGGCGCCACAGGGAACCTCTGCGCCATGGGTGATCTACCTGTTGCCTTCCTCCTCGAGTGAAGATGTATTTTCCGGCCCGGCGGAGACAGCCTGCACGGTTCAGATCGATGCCTGGGCCTCGTCAATTGATGACGCCCGGGATCTGCGTGATCAGGCTAAAGCTGCTCTGGTCGATCTGCATCCTGTCGGACTGAACGAGATCAACGGCTACGAGCCTGACACCGGGCTTTACCGGGCAACGCTTGAAGTTCAGATCTGGCAATAACGCCATACTTCATATTAACTCTGCCGCCTCCTGGCGGCTTTTTTACATCCGGAGATCTCCATGTCCTCTAAGTATGAAAAAACACAGGGTACGAAAATTAATATTTCGGAAAATCCTGCAACCGAACCAAACCCAACCGGTGCCACCTGGCAATCCATCAACTGCTCAACCAAAGAACTTAGCTACACCGGCGGGCAGAAGTCAGACATCGACACTACCACGCTTTGCTCTACCGAGCAGGAGATGACCAATGGCCTGGCCGCGCCAGGTGAAATGACGGTTTCCGGTAACTGGTCTGCTGATGAAGATGGGCAGAACACACTACGCGCCGCTTACGACACTGACGCGCTGCACGCGTTTCAGGTGATCTTCCCGTCCGGCAACGGTTACGCATTTCTGGCTGAGGTGCGCCAGAACAGCTGGAGCCTGGGCACCGCTGGGGTGGTGACCGCATCGTTTACGCTGCGCATCAAAGGCAAGCCTGTCCCGATCGTGCCTGCACCCTCTGCAGGCTAATAGCAGCGGCGAAAGCCGCTTTTTCTGAAATCGAACCGAGATCAATGCAATGAACAATAAGATTTCACAGAATTCGCTACGCTCGCTCGCGCTGGCGCCGATGGCAGGCTTCCGTACCAAAACCGTCACCGTTCCGGAGTGGGAAAACGCCAGGGTAAAACTTCGGGAGCCGTCAGCGCAGGCCTGGCTTGAATGGCAGCAGGTGCTTAATCCGATGCAGGGAGAGGGTGAACCAGAAGAGCTGACGGCAGCAGAGCGCGCACTTCGTAACAAGAGCGCTGATGTGGTGCTGTTTATTGATGTGCTACTGGAGGAAGATGGCACGCAGGTCTTCAGCGAAGAGGATAAGCCGCAGGTCGAGCAGTTCTATGGCCCAGTGCACTCCCGCCTTCTCAAGCAGGCGCTTGACCTGACCACTTCGGCGGCCGAGGTGGAAAAGCCGTAAGCCAGCCCGGCACGCTCTTCCTGATGACGCTGGCACTCCGTCTGGGGCGCACTCTGTATGAACTGAAGCAAACCCTGACGGCCAGGGAGCTGCGCATGTGGATCGAGTTTGACCGCATCAATCCCATTAGCGATCGGCGCGGCGATATTCAGGCGGCGCAGATTTCCGCTGCCGTGCTTAACTCGCAGGGTGCGAAGGTCAGTATGGAGGATTTGATTCTCCAGTGGAATATGCCCGAACAGGAAAATAGCAGTGCCGGGCTGGAGGGGTTCTTTGCGGGGCTGGCTGGCTAGTTGCCAATTAATCGATCCAATCTTTTACGTTAGCTGAGAAAAAATAAAAATGACGAAGCCAACCAAAATTATAGCACCTATCATTTTGCCTATATTTTCTGCGGCCTGCTCTGTGCTTTGGTTTTCTTTGTTAATTTCCGCAGTTTTCTCATTAATGGTTGCTGTAATCACGTCAAACTCTTCAGCGAGGGTATTATAGATAGAAATCTGAGCTTCTTCCGGTTCGTTTTCAAAAAAATCATTAATGGCGTCATTACTTTCCAAAGTTGCTATATGGGTGTTCTCACCTATTGAGGATATATAATCAAAATAGTCACATTGTGTTTTGGCAAGCGCTCTGATTCTAGAACGAATCGGTTTATAAATTAATAACCCATCATCTCTTTCTTTAATTTCATAATAATCTTCCGGGTGTCCTGGAACTTCAAAATTCAAACTTAGCATCAATATCTCCAGAAATACGTTAAAAATGTCCTGTTTCCCGCTTCCTGCTACGGACTGAATGTTAAAAAATTCTCTATCAGAAGGTGCAAGAGATGGCTGCTCTACGCGAGCTAATAATCAAAATATCCGCAAACTCTCAATCTTTCCAATCTGAGATTGCTCGTGCCTCGCGCATGGGTTCGGATTACTACCGCACCATGCAGAATGGTAGCAGGCAAGCTGCAGCGTCCGCAAAGGAAAGCGAAAAGGCTTTAGCGGAGCTAACAGATGGCTTCGCTAGCGCAGGCAGGGCCGCAGCTGCAGCTGGTGCTGCATTCGCGACAGGAAAATTAGTTCAGATCGCCGACGAATGGACCTCAGTTAATGCCCGTTTGAAACAGGCATCCAGCTCGACTGATGACTTCACTAACTCTCAGTTGCAGCTCATGCAGATTAGCCAACGAACCGGGACCGCGTTTTCTGATAACGCCAATCTCTTTTCACGCGCTGCGGCATCTATGCGGGAATTTGGTTACGACTCGGCGGATGTTTTGAGGGTAACCGAGGCAGTTTCTACTGGGCTGAAGATTTCAGGAGCCAGTGCAGAGGAGTCCGGATCCGTAATTACTCAGTTTAGTCAGGCGCTGGCGCAGGGTGTATTGCGTGGTGAAGAGTTCAACGCCGTCAATGAATCAGGCGATCGCGTTGTCAGGGCGCTGGCTGCTGGTATGGGCGTAGCTAGAAAAGATCTAAAAGCGATGGCCGATCAGGGTCAGCTGACCATTGATAAGGTTGTTCCTGCGATCGTTAGTCAGCTCGAAACGTTGCGCGGTGAATTTAGTTCAATGCCGCAAACTGTCTCCGGTTCGATGCAGAGGGTAACGAACTCCTTTATGGCATGGGTTGGAGGAGTAAATCAGGCAACTGGTGCAACGGCAGCATTGTCTGGTGGGTTAGATGGTCTCGCTGGTTTTCTTGATGGTCTGTCACGTTCAGCTGTAAGCGGCGCGCTGGATGACGTTGCCAATAATATGACGCTTGTTACTACTGCTGCCACTGGTCTGGTAGGTATTGGCCTGGCGAAATATCTTAGTGGCATTGTCACGAGTGCTACTGGTGCTACAGCTTCATTGATATCCGCAGCAAAAGCTGAAGTTGCGTTAGCCGTAGCGCAAGAAAGAGCAGCACAATCATCGGTTGCAGCCTCTCGCGCCGATGTTTATCGGGCACAGCAGGCGCTGCAGTCTGCCCGCGGGGCTGATATTCAGGCTGCTCAGCAGGAAAAGATTGCTGTCGCAGAAGCAAAAGTTACTGCTGCACAGGCTCGCCTGACCGCAGCACTGGCCAGCGGAACTGCCACAGAAAAGGTGAGGGCACGTGCTGCGCTGGAAAGAGCCCAATCGGGATTGGCTGCCGCAAAGAATGCGGACGTACAGGCTGCCGCGGAGAGAAGGCTGGCATCCGCTCAGGCTGCACTAAAACGTAATCTTGACGGTAGAATCACCGCACAAAACAACTTAAATAGCGTTACTTCTGTCGGCACCCGGCTAATGGGCGGGGCGATGGGATTAATTGGCGGAGTGCCTGGTCTCGTCATGCTTGGTGCAGGCGCATGGTATGCCTTGTATCAAAGTCAGGAGCAGGCTCGCCAGTCTGCGCAAGAGTACGCCAAGCAGATAGATCAGATCAGAGAAAAAACCTCAACCATGTCTCTCCCTGATGTTGAGGAAAATCGTAAAAAAACAGTTGAGTCTCTGGCTGAGATAGACCGCCAGATTGCTGAACAGCAGAAGAAAATTACACAAAAAGAAAAACAGGTTCGTGATCTCAATACATCAAGAGGTAAGCCCGGAATAACCGGAGAAAATGACCTCAATATAGTGCGTGCCATTACTATTGTTACGGGTGATTTAGCTGTTGAGGAAGATAAGCTCAATAACTTGCGGGAGCAGGCGCGGATTATCCAGCAGGCGTTAGCAGAAATTGAACGTCGCAGGACCGATCAGCTTCGCGAGCAGGCGTGGAAGCAAAACCAGGCATATCAATCTTTGCTGATGATGAATGGTCAGCATTCTGAGCTAAACAGACTGCTTTCGCTTGGTAATCAGCTTCTCTCTTCAAGAGGCGCGCTGGTCAATGCCCCTATGCGCCTCCCTCAGGCACCTGTGTCTACCCAGGATCAGCAAAGCCTCATTCAAAAGCAGCAGCAGGCAGAGCTTGCTGGATTAACCGGTCTTGCCAGGATCCGCAAGCAGGCGCAATTTGACCTTGAAAAAATGGGCCGCACCGGCCCTGAAAACTCTACATATGCTGCGGATTATGTAAAGGCGGCCGAAGCAGAGTACAACAATGCGCAGCGAGTTGCTGACGCTCAAAGGTCTCAGGCAGATGCTACACGAGATGCAGGCAAGGCCGCTCGTGAGGCAGCGCAAACAGCCGAGCAGTACAGCAGAAAAATGGCTGATCTGAGCATTGCTACCGAAGTACAAAAAGTTCGTGCTACTCAGGGCGAGCAGGCTGCCGAATTATTTGCCGCGTCTCATGAAAGCGGCACCAAGTGGAGCGAAGAGCAGCGCAAATCCATTGAAGCTGGCGCTGTGGCGCTGGCCCAGTGGTCGCAAAAAGCTGACGAGGCAGTTCGCAAGCAGCGTGAGATGACCGACGCGCTTAAGGATCTCAAAGACGCCGCGCGCCGATATCAGGATGAAACAAACCTGAATGTCGCCACGTCAGGGATGGGGAGTCGTGATCAGGATCAGTACCGTGACCGACAGGAAGTAGAGCGGGTCTTTGATAAAACGGATAAAGGCGCAGAGGCTGTTGCTGCCCGCGCTTCGGCACTGGATGCACTTGATAAAAAATATCAACAGGCTAAAGCCAGCGAACTGGACTGGCGGGCTGGCGTCAGTGCGGGTCTTGCTGACTGGATGGATAATGTCAGCAATATCGCGGGCACGGTTTCACAGGGTATTACCTCTACTATGGACAGCGCTCTGGGTAACGTAGCTTCTATGCTTGTTCGCGGAAAAGCAGACTGGAAAGAGTGGGGCCTGTCTGCAATGGAGATGATCGCGAAGGTCAGCCTGCAGATGGCAGCAGTAAGCGCGTTGGGCGGCTCTTCTTCCTCGGGCATCCTGGGCACACTGGCCAGCAGCGTGGCGGGAGCGTTTGGCGGAGGTGCCGCTGCTGGCGCAACACCATCGGGGGCTTATACCGCCGCTGCGGGCTCGCTCACATTCAACGCTAAAGGTGGAGTATACGACTCTCCTTCTCTCAGTGCGTTCAGTAACAGCATTGTGGATACGCCGACATTCTTCGCCTTTGCTAAAGGAGCGGGTGTCATGGGCGAGGCGGGGCCGGAGGCGATCATGCCGCTGACCCGTGCCGCTGATGGGTCGCTGGGTGTGCGGGCTGTATCTTCAGGCGTGAATAATGCAACAGGTTATGGCAATGCAGTCATCAATGTTCACGCCCCAGTCAACATTACCCAGGATGGTTCTGCAGGTGAAATCAGTAACGCCAATACCGCCAGCACAGCACGCCAGCTTGAAGGCATTGTTCAGCAAACCCTTACCGATCGCCTGAGGAAAGAAATATCGCCAGGCGGCATCCTCTATCGCCGCTAAGGAGCAATATGGCAATCGACACTTTTACCTGGTGCGTCCGCATAGGGCCCACTGGAGCAAATACTGTGGCCACGCTTCAGGCGCAGTTTGGCGACGGCTATAAGCAGGTGGCTGGCAATGGGATCAACTCTGATGCCGAAACCTGGAATCTGGCATGCAATGGCGATGTGGCGACGATGAAGAAAGTGCGCAATTTCCTTCTGAGCCATGTGATCAAATCGTTCTGGTGGGTAAACCCGTGGGGCGAGCAGAAGCTATACCGGGTTAAAGCTGATTCTGTCAGCCCAACTTTTCCCCACGGTGGCTTTGTAGAACTGTCATTTGTGTTTGAGCAGGCCTTCGGGCCTTAGTTATTCCTCCTTTTCCAGGGCCGCTTGCGCGGCCTTTTTTTATGGGCTGAATATGAGCTTTACGAACGACGTACAGAAACTGGAACCGGGTGAACTGATACAGCTCATCGAGATCGACGGCACCGAATTTGGCATGGATACCATTTTGCGCTTCCATGCCCACAATATTGCTACTGCAGGCTGGGCTGCATTCGCGGCTGACAACCTCCCTGCCATTATCTGGCAGGGTCAGCAGTACGACCCTTACCCTTACGAGCTGAAAGGTCTGGAGCTGTCCAGCACCGGGGCGCAGCCCACACCCACGCTTTCCGTGTCGAACGTCGGCAACTATGTGACGGCGCTGTGCCTCGAGTATGACGATCTGGCGAGGGCAAAGGTGAAGATCCACACCACGCTGGCGAAATACCTCGACGCAGCCAACTGGACAGCCGGCAACCCGAACGCCAGCCCGGCGGACGAGCGCGTGCAGCTTTTTTACGTTAACGCCAAAACAGCTGAAACGCGGGTGCAGGTCGACTTTGAACTGTGCTCACCCTTTGACATCCAGAACCTGCAGCTGCCCACCCGGCAAATTACGCCGGTCTGCACCTGGTGCACGCGCGGCTGGTACCGCACCGGCACCGGGTGCGACTACAACGGGAACCGTTATTTTCTCAAGGATGGCACCCCCACGGATAACCCGGCGCTGGATATGTGCGGCGGCCAGATACAGGACTGCGAAGCGCGGTTCGGGACGGGTAACCCGCTGCCGTTCGGCGGCTTCCCGGCGGCAAACCTTCAGGGTAAATAACCATGCGAAAAAAACTGATGGAAGCGATCCGCGCCCACGTCGCCGCGGAATATCCGAACGAGGCCTGCGGCGTGGTGGTGCAGGCCGGGCGGGCGCAGCAGTACATTCCGTGCCGCAATATTTCAGCAACGCCCACTGAGGCCTTCACGATCTCGCCAGAGGATAAGCTGGCAGCGTCGGAGCAGGGCGAAATCATTATGGTTATCCACTCCCACCCGGATGTGGTCCAGCTTGTGCCGTCCGAAATGGACAGGGTGCAGTGCGACTGGTCCGGGGTGGAATGGGGCATCATGAGCTGGCCGGACGGGGACTTCTGCACCCTGGCACCTCGTGAGGACCGGGACTATGCCGGGCGGCGCTGGGTGCTGGGCTTTGCCGACTGCTGGGCACTGATCCGGGAGTGGTACCAGCGTGAGCACGGTATTACCCTGGGTGATTACTCGGTACCGTACGAATGGTGGGAGCAGGGCGAAAACCGCTACGACGATAACTGGGAGGCAGAAGGCTTTGTCCAGGTGGACCCGACGGATATGCGTCCCGGCGACATGATCATGATGCGCGTGCAGGCGCAGGTAACGAACCACGCGGCCGTTTACCTCAGTCACCACGAGCACCAGGAAAACATCATGCTGCACCATAATTTCGGCAACCTGTCTGCCCGGGTGCCGTACGGCAAATATTACCGCGACCGCACCGTTCGTGTGGTCCGGCACAGGGAGCTGATGAATGCTGAAAACACTGATTCTTGAAGGCCGCATGGCGAAAAAGTTCGGGCGCGAACACAAATTTCACGTTGAGGATCTGCGCGAGATGCTGCGCGCCATGTGCAGCCAGGTTCCCGGTTTTAAACGCTACCTGTCGGAAGGACATATGCAGGGGATCCGCTTTGCCTTCTTCAATGGCAAAAACAACATCGGCCTCGACGAATTCGACATGACCCGCGGCGGTGCGGTGTACCGGATTTCGGCCATTACCGAAGGTTCAAAGCGCGGCGGTGTGCTGCAGATCGTTATCGGGGCAGTGGCTCTCGTGGCCGCGTATTTTACCGCGGGTGCCTCGCTGACGGCGATAGGTCTGAGCACAGCTGCCGCAACTGCGACAACAACGGCCCTTACAGGACTCGGTCTGTCGATGATGCTGGGGGGTGTTGTCCAGCTGCTGACACCCCAGCCGAAATACAACGTCGGCGCCTCGTCCAGCACGGACAACAAACCCAACTACGCCTTTGGCGCGCCGGTGAACACCGTGGCTGTGGGTTATCCGGTCCCCGTGTTTTTTGGCGAGCGCGAGATCGGCGGGGCAGTCATCAGCGCGGGGATCTTCTCCAGCGACCAGCAGTGAAATTTATTGTCAGCTACAGGTCACCTGCGGGTGGCTTTTTTTATGGGTGAAATATGCGACTTCCCGAAGATGAAACCCTTATTCAGGGACGTAAAGGCGGTGGCGCTAAACAGCACACTCCTGTTGAGGATCCGGATGACCTGCTGTCGACAGCAAAATTAAAAATGCTGCTGGCGATCGCTGAAGGTGAAATTCAGGGTGAGCTGACGGCACAGAACATCTTCCTTAACGACACCTCGCTGGCGAACGCCGACGGCAGCTACAACTTCACCGGCGTGAAGTGGGATTTTCGCCCGGGCACTCAGGATCAGGACTACATTCAGGGATTGCCTGAGGTCGACAACGAAATGTCGGCCAACGTGACCGTCACCACCACCGCGCCGTGGACACGCCAGTTCTCAAACCTGATGCTGGATGCCGTGCGTATTAAGCTGAGCCTGCCCGTCCAGTACACCTATAAAGACAACGGCGATATGGTCGGCACGGTCACGGAGTACGCCGTTGATCTCTCGACTGATGGTGCTGCCTGGCAGACGGTGGTTAACGGCAAATTCGACGGAAAGACAACCACGGAATACCAGCGCGACATCCGCATTGACCTGCCAGCGGCCACTACCGGCTGGGCGGTGCGGGTACGTCGCATCACACCTGATTCAGTGGGTAATTCAAAACTGATAAACGCCTTCAAGGTGTTCTCGTTCGCTGAGGTGATCGACAGCAAGTTACGCTATCCCAATACCGCGCTGCTGTATATCGAGGTCGATGCCAGCCAGTTTACCAGTGGCGCGCCGAAGGTGACCTGCAGGCCGAAGGGCAAACTGGTACGTGTCCCGGACTCCTACGACCCGGTTACGCGCACCTACAGCGGCACCTGGTCGGGTGGCTTCAAAATGGCCTACACCAACAACCCGGCCTGGGTATTTTACGATCTGGTGCTGGATGAGATTTACGGCATGGGCACCCGCATCGATGCAGGCATGATCGATAAGTGGGAGCTGTACGCCATTGCGCAGTACTGTGACCAGAAGGTGTCGAACGGGGCGGGTGGTACCGAGCCGCGCTTTAGCTGCAACGTTTACATCCAGAGCCAGCAGGACGCTTACACCGTTCTCAGCGATTTAGCGGCGATATTCCGGGGGATCACCTTCTGGGGCAACGACCAGATTTATGTGCGCGCGGATGTGCCGCAGGATGAGGTGGATTTTACCTACCATGCCTCGAACGTGATCGACGGGCTGTTTACCTACGGCGGCGGCAGCTACAAAAACCGCTACTCGTCTGCTCTGGTGTCCTGGTCTGATCCTCAGAACCATTACAGCGACACCGTTGAGAGTGTCTACGATTCCGACCTGGTGAAGCGGTACAAGGTCAACCAGATGTCGATGACGGCGATTGGCTGCACATCCCAGAGTGAGGCGCACCGCCGGGGCCGCTGGGCACTGCTGTCTAATGCGCGCGACGGAACGGTGTCATTTGGGGTGGGGCTGGACGGTTATATTCCGCTGCCTGCGGAAATTATCGGTATCGCAGATCCATTCCGTGCCGGCAAACAGAACGGCGGGCGTATCCGGGCAGTCAGCGGGCGTAACGTAACGCTTGATCGTCCTGCTGGCTACGCTGCCGGCGACCGCCTGGTGGTCAACCTGCCGGACGGCAAGGCGCAGACGCGGACAATCGCGTCCATCAGCGCGGACAAACAGACGGTGACGGTCACCACCCCCTTCAGGCTGCCGCCTGAGTCCGGTGCAGTGTGGGCCATCGACAGCGACAACCTTGCTATCCAGTATTTTCGTGTGACATCCATCCGGGCGAACGACGACAGCAATGGTGGTTTCACGATCACCGCAGTTCAGCATGACCCGAATAAATACCGCTATATCGATGACGGTGTGCGCATTACCCCGGCGCCAGTCACCGTCACGCCGGTAAGCGTTCTGCCGGCACCGAAAAACATCACCCTCACCGAAACCGACCACATTGAGCAGGGACTCACCGTTGCCACCATGAATGCTTCCTGGGACAGGGTGGATGGCGCTATCCGGTACCAGGCGCAGTGGCGCAAGGATAATGGCGACTGGATAAACGTTCCGGTGAGCAGCGCCCAGGGATTTACGGTGCAGGGGATTTACACAGGGAGTTATGATGTGCGGGTGCGTGCGCTGAACGCCCAGGACTCAAGCTCGCCGTGGGGATATGCTGACACCACGTATCTTACGGGCAAAAACGGCAGGCCGGGAACACCGCAGGCACTGGCCGCCACGGATGATGTCGTCTGGGCCATCGATATTACCTGGGCTTTCCCGGATGGCTCAGGTGATACGGCATACACCGAGATTCAGCGCGCCACCACCGAAGACAAGGCTAACCCGCAATTACTGGCGCTGGTGCCGTATCCGGCCACGCATTACCAGCATGGCCCGATGCGGGCGGGCGTCAGTCAGTGGTACCGCGCGCGCCTGGTGGATCGTATCGGCAATACCGGCGACTGGACGGAGTGGGCGGCAGGACAGTCCAGCTCTAAAGCCGGTGATTATCTCGACATGATCGGCGACACGCTTGAACAGACTGACGGCTATAAAAACCTCGTTTCGGACATTGCCGATCTGGGTGAAGATATCCAGTCAGCGCGCGACGACATCACCGCAGTTACGACAGAGTCGGCGGCAACCAAAGCAGGCCTGGCACAGGAGGTCACGGACCGTAAAAAAGCCATCACCGACGAAGCGGAAGCACGTGGCCAGGCGTTGCTGACCGAAAAGAACGCGCGCGTCGCGGATATCAGTAACGTCAATCAGACGATCCAGACCACCACCGAATCACTGGCGCAGATGATGGCGCAGATTTCTGCGGGTACTGGCGCACAGTTTGATCCACTCAAAATCTGGTATTTCGATTCGACAGTGGAGGGCTGGACCGGGAACGGGACCCCGACCTTTGTTGACGGCTGGATACGCCCGGCGAACCATGCCACCGATCCCTGGGTGGCGTCTCCCGGCTCACTGGGTGTTAACTCGTCGTCCTATCGCTTCGTTAAAATGCGCATCAGGAAGTTCGGGGCGCCGGGCTGGGCGGGGCAGCTGCGGTGGCGTGGCACTGGTGGCTTCAACGACACCAACATGAGCTCCGTCGTCG